ATTGACCCGGCTCCCATCGCGAGACTAGCGCGAAGCCCGAGATCGTCGCGCCGACGCCGTATGCCGTGCCATTAGTCCCCGTGGATGGATAGGTGAAGGTGTTAGTCCCCGTTACCGTGATCGTAGCCGTGCCATTTGCCGTGCTCCCAACCGTGCCCGTTAGCCCCGCGATGACGGCGATCTGACCCGAAGAGAAGCCGTGCGGCTCAATGGTGGTGCACGTGACGACCTGATTTGGTGCCGTACCCGTGCGCACGAAGCTATTAACCGCATAGGCAAGAATTCCCGAGTATGAGAATGCGCCGACGGCCCCGGTGGTGGGATATGCCACGGTGAACGGAGTAGCCGTGCTGACCGCGGAGATTGTGAAGGTGCCATTCATAGCGGCTGAGGCGGCCCCCGTTATCCCTGATACCACTACCCCTGCTCCAATAGGAGCGATTGGAGCTGCGTCAAGCGTGAGGGTTACTAGCATGCTCCCCGTGAGCCCTGCCTTTTTAGCAGGAAACGTCGCCGAGCCGGAGAGCGCGAATTGGCGATATCCGCTCGAGAAGCCGAGCGAATTATGACTAGCGGTACCACCACCCCGAAGCTCAAAGCTGCCAGATAGTACGGGAAAAGCACGTTCGACGAAATAGGATTTCGCCATTGCGTTCACGGCATTCGTAGCGTTTCCCGCCTTGCCCGGATAGTCCACTACGCCGTCGAAGATCGGAGCATTTTTCCGAGCGATGCTCGTGCCGAGCGCGGCCGTAGGATTCGTATAGACCACCACGCTCGTGCTCGATACTCCCGTCTTAGACGTGACGTTAAATGCTGCGCGCTTCGTCGTATCGTGATCCCACGTAAGGCTCAGATTAAAAGGCGCGACGCTGCTCGCATCCGTGGTGGTATTTGGAGTGCCTGCGCTGCTTGTAGTGATCTTATATGGAGCCGTCGCATACGCCGGCTTTACGGTAGGCACCACCTCGTAGACGAGCTGCCCCGAGAGATTGACGTAATAGCGTCGCGATTTTCCGCCATCTGCTCCCGTGAATACCTCAAGGATGGTATCGAGAGAAGACTTAAGCGATGAGACTCCCTGATTAATATCGACGGGAGCGGAGATCGCGGTAGCGTTGATCTTCGTTTTATCCGACGGGTTAAAGAGCCGCTTAAACGCGTAGTCGGTAACCTTCTGACCCGCAATCTTATCGAGCAGAGAGTTAATCGCATCCGTCTCTTTTACATTCGGTAGTACCGTATCCACGATCGCTCCGGGAGTCTCTACCGCTCCGCTTACACCTCGAACGGTCGCCTGAATATTCGTGGTGCTCGCGGTTGCGTTTGTAGTAACGAGACCCGCCCACGGAGATTGGGTGACGGCGGCGACCATTGGGATTGCGAGGGTGGTGGTATTGACTACCTTGATCGTGCCTGCCGCGAACGTCTTATTAAAATACGATGCGAGCGTTGGGCTTGATGACGTGATCCCCTTAATAGTGATCGGCCCTACGGATCGCGGGATGCCATCATTAAACCCGTGTGCTGCCGAGAGCGTAACGGTGCCCCACGAAGAATTGCTATTGTATGGGCCACCTGCCGACGTAATGGTGAAGCTCTGAAGCCCCGTCTCATTTGCCGCCGTTTGCGCCCATTTCACGGTGCCGAATGCGTCTTGGTTTACCGTGGTGCTCGCCGTGGTGGTGAACGTTCCATTAAACGATCCCGCTTCGGTGACGTAGACCTGAGCGCCAACGGCAAATCCTTGTGAGAATTCCGTAACGCACGTGACCACGTTACTCGCGCGGGAAATAGATTGGATATTTGCCATCGTCTACCCGGCGTAAATGATGGCGCGGTCGAGCACCGAATTCGCGTCTACGCAGCTCACGGATACCTCACTACCCTGCCCCGATGCTGAGAGCTGCGCCTCAAAAGACATCGCCATACCTACGAAGAAATAGTCGGCGACGGTGGGCGTGCTCCCCGTATCCTTTTTCACGAGACGAATACGCGGCTGATCGGGAATGGTGAGATACCACGGCGCGCTCCCCGGAGTATCGTCTTGGAGCGCGGTAAATCCGAAGGAGGCACCCTGCCCGTCTCCCGAGGCGCTCATTTGGATAGAGCCGATATCGGCATAGAGCGCCGATCCTCGGGCCGCTGATCCGTAATTGAGCAGCGGATTGAGGAGGTCGCGAGCGAATACCTCCGTGGTAAGAGCGGTGCCGCCTGCGATTCCGGTGCCCGCGCTCCCCGCGGAGGTGTACGTAAAGGCGCTACCGGAGGTAACGGTAATCGGATAGACCCCGTTCATCGTGCTACCGATATCGCCTGCGGCATTTTCCATCCATACGTAATCGCCTGAGACTAGCCCGTGATCGCTTGCCGTGGTGACGGTCACGGTGCTAGAGGTGCGCACCGCCGTGGCAATCTGGACGCAATCCATCCACAATTGGAAAGGTGCGGTCGCCATCGCTTATCGCGCTCCCGTGCGCGATACCCCTGCGGCTACGAGCTGCGAGCCGAGGTACTTATCCGAGGTAGAGGCGAGCACCTTGCCGTCTACATTAACATTGGTGGTGAGACTCGTGGTGCCGAATCGCCCGCCCATTCCCGTGCCCGTATTCCCGCCCGTATTCGTGCCGGGGAGAGTTGGGGTAGACGTGCCGGATACAAGATTAGCGACGCCGCCGAGCACTCCGCCGATAGCCCTAATGATCCACCCGATTGGAGAATCCATAATCGCCTTGCCGATTTTTCCGATTGCGTCCATCGCTTTTCCGACGGCGCTGATCATATTGCCGAGGATATCGACTACGATTTTTAGCGCCCCGCCGATCATCTTCACGGCAATAGCGAGCGGGCCATTCCCTCCGCCCCAGAGCACGCCGACAAAATCTCCCACTTTGCCCGCCACGTCGCCGAATGCTTTTAACAGCTTGCCGATAGATGGGATGAGGTTAGAAAGGATCGGGCCAACCACCTTGCCAACGGAATCCACGATGCCGCCCGGCTCAATGAGCTTGCCGATGAAGCCCGCTACCGCGGGGATAACCTGCGTGAAGATAAACCCTGCGACCTCTACGAGCACCGGGATTACGCGCCCGGCGATATTCGTCGCCGTCTCAATGACGCCCGCGATCATCTGCTTATTCGTATCGATGAAGCCCGTAACAGCCGCGACTACGGATTGGATCACGGGTACGCCCTTATCGATAAAGACCTTAAGGAGATCATTAACGATCGGGAGGAGCGCTCCCCCGATGCTCTCGCCAAGCTCAGAGAGGGTGATCGTGACCTGCTCAATACGCCCCTGCGTGGTATCAGCGTAGCCTGCCGCTGACCCTGCGAATTTGGCATTCACAGCGGTAAGTACGGAGAGCCCCTTAGCGCCCTTCGCCACCTCTACGCCGAGGCTCTTAAGCCCCTTCGTATTTCCCTGATACGCCTTTCCGACGATTGCGGTAGCAGCCTCGAGGGAAATATTCTTCGCGCGCGCAACATCCTGCGCCGTCGCGAGAATCTTCGACGCGTCTGCGAAATTCTTAGTGAATTGCGTTGCGGTGCCGAGCCCCTTGCGGATATCGTCATCCGTGAAGGCAAGCTTCGCACCCTTCGCAATCAGCGAATCCGTCGCGGCGAGATTCTCTTTCGTCGCCATCCCGCGTGCCTTAAGAGCATCCGTGAGCCGACGCTGCGCGGCCTCATCCTCGATGGCGCCCTTAACGAAGAGCGCCGCTGCTCCTACTCCCGCCGCGGCGATGCCTGCGATCGCGGCGGTGCCGACCTTAAGCGCGGTGCCGATGCCGCTGCCAACCTTAGAGGCGGCGCCCTTAAGCCCGCCGAGCGTCTTGGATAAGCCTCGGATGGTGCCCGAGGCCATATCCTTCGCGAGAAATGCGAGCGTCACATTTGCGCTAGTGCCCACGTATTACCTCGGCTTCGGGATTCGGATCTTCCCACGCGACGGGATACCTCGCTGAATGATAGTGGCAAGGGCATCGCTAAAGAGTCGCACCGCGGTGTCTAAGTTTTTGTTCACCGCCTCCGTCACGAATGGTCGCCCTGCGATCGGCGTCTTGCGCACCACCGAATTACGGATGATGCCATTGCCGAGGTAGAGCGCCTGCGCCCCGCTCTTACGATTAGGCGAGATCGTATATGGCACGGCGCGTACGCCCGAGGTTACGATCCATCGATAATACGCACCCTTCG